GAGCTGCAGCTTGTGGCTGACGGCATCTACATCCAGAGAAAGAACATCGAGAAAGTGCAGCACGAAGCAACCGAGGGCATGGAAGCCTACACCGACTGGGAGTGCGATAGCAGGGAAATCACTGTATCGGAATACCAGATGTTGGAATCCATCAAGCAGATCAACACCGACAAGGCGATTGATGATTACACCGCACAGCTTATCGAGGAGGGATTGTTATAATGAGAGTATTAATCGACAGTCTGAAAAGACTTTATACCGCAGGCAGGCTGACAAAGGAACAGATTGCAGCCAGAGTGGAGAAGGGAACTATTGATGAAGCAGAGTACGAGGAAATCACAGGCGAGAAGTACAAGGCAGAAACCAAGGCAAAATAACTTCCAATGTACCCACGCACATGAGAGCAGGTACTGCCATAAGCACATGAAAGAATGTGACCTCGACTGCAAGGAAAGCGGCACCTGTGCCCACTGCACAAATTACCACATACCGATGACGCAGTACCCATGCAAGCGGTGTGAGAAATTAAATCAGAATTAAGGACCGTCCGGACAGGGCGGTCTTTTTAGAGAGGAGGTGCAGCGCATGGATGTGACAGCAATCATCGTGGCAGCGAGTATCCCATCGGCACTGACTGGCTTCTTTTTCTGGCTCATCGAGCAGAGCATACAGAAGCGTGCCGACAAGGAAAAAGCAGAGCGGGAAGAACGGCAGAAGGAAGTAGATGCCAGAGAGCAGATCCGAGAGAAGAATGAACTCTGCATCATCAAATGCGTCAATGCTTCCCTGGCACTCGGAGAAGCGACAGCCAGAGCGGTGCAGAGAATCCCGGACGCACACTGCAATGGGGATATGCACGCAGCACTCGACTACGCTCAGAAAGTCAAGCATGAGCAGAAGGACTTTTTGAACGAACAGGCACTAAAACAAATTGTATAACAGGAGGACAAAGCAATGAAGAAAATCGACTGGGTAAGAAAACTCACAAGCAGAAAACTGTGGACGGCAGTGGCATCATTCGTCTCAATGATGATCCTCGCCACAGGCGGAACAGACAACACGGCAACGCAGGTAACTGCACTCATCATGGCAGGAGCGTCCGTGGTGGCTTACATCATCGGGGAAGGCTTGACCGACTCCGCCAACATCGGTGCTTCGGATGATGCCGAGGAACAGTAACAGGAAACATACGCAGCAGGGCGGCCAGTAGGCTGCCCTATTTTATTACAGAAAGTGAGGAAACAGATATGACAATCAAAGGTATGGACATTTCATATTGGCAGGGCAATGTAGACTTTGCCAGAGTAGCAGCAGACGGCATCAAGTTCGCAATCCTTCGTGAAGGATACGCACAGACGGTAGACGCAAAGTTCCGCCAGTATGTGGAAGGCTGCAGAAAGAACGGCATCGAAATCAAGGGAGTATATCATTTCAGTTATGCGATCAACGCAGAGCAGGCAGCGCAGGAGGCGGCATTCTGCATCAAGCAGATGGAGCAGGCAGGTCTCGGAAAAGATGTGATTGTATTCTACGATTTTGAGTACGACACTGTAAAGAAAGCCAAGGCAAAGGGAGTAACCCTCGGAAAGAATGAGTGCATCGCATTTACAAAGGCATTCTGCGAGTATGTGGAAAGCCATGGATACAAGGCAGGTGTTTATTCCAACATCGACTACCACAGAAATATGTATTCGGACGAAGTGCTCTCCAAGTATGTGTACTGGCTCGCAGATTACACAGGATCTCCGGACTATGACTGCGCATTCCACCAGTACACCAGTTCCGGAACAGTAAGCGGCATCGATGGCAAGGTAGATATGGATTACTACTACGGAGAGGAAATCAAAGAGAACCAGGGCGAGAAGAAATCCGTCACTGAGGTGGCAAAGGAAGTGCTCGCAGGAGACTGGGGAAACGGAGATGACCGCAAGAATAGACTGGCTGCTGCCGGATATGACTACGCAACGGTGCAGGCAGAAGTGAACCGCCTTGCAGGAGCAACCTCCGCACCGAAAAAGAGCGTGGCAGAAATCGCCAAGGAAGTCATTGCAGGACAGTGGGGAAATGGCGACGACAGAAAGAACCGCATCAAGGCAGCAGGATATGACTACGATACAGTCCAGAAAGAGGTCAATGCACAGCTTGGAGTAAAACCGCAGAAAAGCGTTACTGAGGTAGCCAAGGAAGTGATCGCAGGTAAGTGGGGCAACGGCGAAACCAGAAAGCAGAAGCTGAAGGCAGCCGGATACGACTACGCAGCCGTGCAGAAGAAGGTCAATGAACTTCTGTAATTGGCGATTGACTTATAAAAAGAGTGGAGGTATGATGTGCCGCAGAGGGGGTTCTAAAGGGGGTAAGCACCCGGACGATGTGACCGACATAAATGTCGGGAACACCGCAACGCAGAACCCAGAGCGTGGCGCACCGTGACAGCCAGAATAAGACGAAAAGCAACCCAGTGGAACAAACACCCACTGGGTCTTTTTTATTGCCTAAATGGGGCAGATTTGGAAGCCAAAGAAAAAGCAGGGGCAATGATTACCCCTGCGGAAAGATAAAGATTTTATAGACCTGCTCCGGGGTAAGAGAATATCTCCGGGCAATGAGACGGATATACTTCAGAGCAAACTCGCCACGACCATTCCAGATGGTGGAGAAGTTCGGAACGGACATACCAATGGCCGCAGCCAAGTCCTTGTTTTTATCTCCGTGAGCACGCATGATCGGCTCAAGCAGTTCTTTATTCATGAGACAACACCTCCCTGCAGGAGAACCTGCTGACATTGTCAGAGCAGGAATCCGAAATCACAAGGCGAACCAGAACATCGCCAAACTTGTCAGCAACATCGAGCACACGAACACCAGTCCCTATGCCGACCTTGCCGGAATCAGAGAACCGACATCTATCATCAACCGCCCACTCGTCCACGGTAACACCGAGGTCGGTGCGACACTTATCAATATAAATCATTTTATCAGATCCTTTCAGATTTTATCGCCGGAGTTTTACCGCCGGAAATTTATCGCCGTTTTTCAAAAAGGAACAATAAGCCATGTCGCCCATCGGTCTCGCCCGACTGGAGAGAGCGTCCAGTGTTACGGTACACCAGATAAGACCTCGTGCTCGGCTACACATCACCTAACCCTTTCTCTGCAACGCAGGAAACAAAATCAACGAGTTGCGATAGGCAATCGGTAAAAACCAATAACTCCTCCTACCTTTAAGGCTTTCACATTAAAAACCAGGCAAACTTGTCAGACATCACTCAGACATGGCATTGTCCTTTGCTCCCCTCACGCTTCCGCCTTCTGGACTTGGGACCAGACATCGGTGGGTTAGAGCCGGAGCAGATGCACTGCCCCGGACGGACCGGCTACATTCTGGAAAGCAGGAGAAGCAGACCAGAAACCACGATAAGCAACTCCGCTATCCGAAAAGCCAGAACCGAAACTGAAACACATAACCGTTTCATTGACAAGACCTCCAATCGTGTGGTATATTTTGAGAAGCAAGGGAGAGAGGTGGACCCCTCCCCCAAGCCATCATCATAAGATGATGAATCGGATAACCGCTACGAGCGTTCCGATTTCCAATGCAAGCTGAGTAAGGGCTCGAACAACTTTACTCAGCTTATTTATTTTAGAAACCAAATCATCCAAATTCATCGGATGCACCTCCTTTCCTTTAGGTTGTCTGTATATTACCTTGGGTTGCGGAGGTATTCAAGTCTTTTATAACCCATAAATTCAACAAAAATATAACCATAAAAGCACCACTTCTTTGTTGGTATCTTATCCTTATTTATAAGTGTTTTGTTATTGAAATTTATAACTTTAACACCGATAATAGTAGAAAGAGACAAGGAGGTGCTGCCATGCGCAGATTTAAACAGTTATCCAGAGCCGACAGGTTGAAATTAGAAGCACTGCTGAAAGCAGGACACGGCAAACAGGAAATCGCTGACCAGATAGGAGTCCATGTCAGCACCATATACCGTGAGATAAAGAGAGGAACATACACACATACCAATTCAGATCTGACAGAGGAAGAACGGTACTCCCCAGACATCGCAGAGGATAAGTATCAACAGAACCTGCGAGATAAGGGTCCAGACCTTAAGATAGGCAAAGACCACAGACTGGCAGAGTACATAGAAACAAAGATAGCAGAGGACGGATACTCGCCCGGAGCAGTCCTCGGAGAAATTAAAGCCAAGGGGTTGGAGTTTGAAACAGAGATTAGCAAGCCGACCCTTTACAGTTACATCGACAAGGGGATATTCCTCACAATCACAAATAAGGAACTCCCAGTAAAAGGCAGACGGAAAAAGAAGAATAAGAAAGTCCGCAGGCAGGCGAGAGCCAACGCAGGTACAAGCATAGAGAAGCGGCCAGAGGACATCGACACCAGAGAGGAATTCGGACACTGGGAGATGGACACAGTGGTAGGCAAGAGAGGGGAAAGTAAACACAGCCTTCTGGTACTGACAGAGAGAAAGACCAGGAACGAACTCATATACCTTTTATATGAGCACACGACTGAGCAGGTCTGCAAGCGACTGGATCAGTTAGAAGCGGAATGGGGAGAGCGATTCGGGCAGGTGTTCAAGACCATAACCGTGGACAATGGCTCGGAGTTTGCTGACTGTGAGGGAATGCAGCAGTCGGCGACAGATGAGTCCGAAAAGAGAGTGACCGTGTTCTACTGCCACCCATACTGCTCCTTTGAGCGTGGCAGCAACGAAAACCAGAACCGACTGGTGCGAAGGAAGATACCGAAGGGAGAGAACTTCGATGACCGGACAGAGGACGATATCCAGATGGTAGAGGACTGGATCAACGACTACCCAAGGGAGATGTTCGGATGGAAAACCTCCGGCGAACTGTTCCAGGAAGAACTGGCAAGACTGGCATAAAAAGAGTAGAATAAGCAGAGAGCAAAACGAAAAGAGGGGTAGTCTGTGCAAATTTACCAACAAAATGCAAACAGAGTTGTGCAAAATGATGAAATGATGTTTCGCAAGTAAAGTTTTGCATTTATTGCTTGACTTTTCATTTTTATGAAAGTTATCAAAAAATACTAGCGTTTTTCTGACTGCCATGTTATAATGCTAACTTGAAGTGTAGCGCCCTCATGGATATGGGCGAATCACATATATTTTCAAGGAGGAACCCGTAGAAATGAGTGTACAGGTAGAAAAATTAGAGAAAAACATGGCAAAACTGACTGTAGAAGTCAGCGCTGAGGATTTTAAGGCTGCGATCAAGAAAGCGTTCAACAAGAACAAGAACCGCTTTGCGATCCCAGGTTTCCGTAAAGGAAAAGCTCCTCAGGCTATGATCGAAAAGATGTATGGCGAAGGCGTATTCTATGAGGATGCAGCTGATGAAGCAATCAACGCTTCCTACGCTGAGGCTATGAAGGAAAGCGGACTGGATATCGTTTCCAGACCAGAAGTTACCATCGAGAAGATCGGCAAAGATGAGCCATTCGTATACAGCGCATTAGTAGCAGTTAAGCCAGAAGTTACTTTAGGCCAGTACAAGGGCGTAGAAGTAGAGAAGGCTGACGCTTCTGTAAGTGCAGAGGACGTTGAGGCTGAATTAAAGAAGGTTCAGGAGCAGAACGCAAGACTGCTTACTGTTGAAGACCGTGGAGTAGAAGACGGTGACCAGACCGTGATCGACTTCGAGGGATTTGTAGACGGCAAGGGCTTTGAAGGCGGAAAGGCTGAGGACTATCCATTAACCATCGGTTCCCATTCCTTTATCGATACCTTCGAGGAGCAGCTGATCGGCAAGAAGATCGGTGAAGAGTGCGAAGTAAACGTAACCTTCCCAACCGAGTACCATGCAGCAGATCTGGCTGGAAAGCCAGCTACCTTCAAGGTAACTGTTAAGGAAATCAAGGTAAAAGAACTTCCAGAGTTAAATGATGAGTTCGCATCTGAAGTTTCTGAATTCGATACTTTAGACGAGTACAAGAAGGACGTTGAGAAGAAGTTAGCTGAGAAGAAAGAGATCGAAGCAAACTCCAAGAACGAAGACGCTGTAGTTGCTAAGGTAGTTGAGAACGCAACCATGGAGATCCCGGACAAGATGATCGACGCTCAGGCTGAGAACATGGTTCAGGATATGGCTCGCCGTATGCAGAGCCAGGGACTGTCTCTGGATATGTACTTAAAGTACACCGGCATGACTGTAGAGCAGATGAAGGAACAGGCTCGTCCGGATGCTGAGAAGAGAATTCGCACCAGACTGGTTCTGGAAGCAGTTGCTAAGGCTGAGAACATCCAGATCTCTGACGAGAAGGTTGACGAAGAAGTAGCTAAGATGGCAGAAGCTTACAAGATGGAAGTTGAGAAGTTAAAGAGCTACATGAGCGAAAGCGATGTTAAGCAGATGAAGGAAGACTTAGCTGTACAGCAGGCAGTTGATCTGTTAGTAGCAGAAGCTAAGCTGGCTTAATTATTAAAAGTTGTACACAAGAGACCGGGGGGATTCTCTGCTGAGAGTCTCCTTGGTTTTGTATATTAAACGTATATCTGGGAAAAATTCCCGCTATGGGGTGGAAAACAGATATAAAGATCATAACGGAGGATGGTTATATGAGTTTAGTACCTTATGTCATTGAGCAGACAAGCCGTGGCGAGCGCTCTTATGATATTTATTCCAGACTTCTTAAGGAAAGAATTATTTTTCTGGGAGAAGAGGTTAATGACACTTCCGCAAGCATTATCGTAGCACAGCTGCTGTTCCTGGAAGCAGAGGATCCTTCTAAGGATATCCATCTGTATATCAACAGCCCAGGCGGTTCTGTATCTGCTGGTTTTGCTATTTACGATACAATGAACTACATCAAGTGCGATGTGTCCACTATCTGTATCGGTATGG